GTCAAGTTTATAATATCAAACTGCAAATTCATTTGTCCAACAGTATATTGGACTGGAGGGATAACAATAACTTTGTATCTTCACCAGCTTCGAGTAAATCACTCTAAGCGCGCCGATTATTATCTTGGCGACTTGGACGGTCTTTCTTAGGTTTGCGCGGACGGGAACGTTTCCGCGCTTCCAGTTGGGCTTTCTTCTTCGTGGGAGGGGACGAAACCACAGGTGCTTCTGCACCACCCATAACAACATCTCCGTCAACAATGGTTATGCCTCCTTTAGCAGGTTTAGCTTCGACTGAGCTGTTGAAACTCGGGACAGCCATTAGGCTTTCCACATCTTCAACACTGTTGATCCAATCGTTAAATTGAGCCATACTAAACTCAGGTAAAGCTGTGCGTGCATAGGAGTCCATCCACTCAGAGTATCTATTAGGATACTGCTCAGTGGAATCCACATCCACTTGCCACTTACGACCATAGTTCTTAAACACGAATTTCTTCGGTTTGAATTTAAGGGCCTTCTTTACAAAAGGTCCAACTATGGGCGTGTTGGCATCAGTTAGAGACAAAGCATGAGCTTTGTCAATTAACTTGTCAATCGGTTTAATGTTGTCAGGTAGCGCGACGGTAGTGTGAAACTTACTCATTGTTCTTGGCAAGTCGCAAGTTGAATTGCAATCCCCAAACCAAACTTCGGGCCCATAAAGTCTGGACAGGAATTTCACTCCAGGTGTTCCACGTGATTTCAACTCACTGGTTAACACTTGTCCTACCATCTTTGCAGATTCTGCATACACCTTCGCTTCTGCGTCTGCTGTTAAACCATCGTCTCCGCCATACACACCTAATTTGTTCCACGCCTCCTCAGATGTCATATACCGCCCACTCACCTTCGTCCGACGAAAAGTGAGATAGGCAGTAAAGACATTCAAGATGGTGTTGAACACTGACGTTTCTGGGCTACCAGAAAGTCTACTTAGGCCAGATTCATAAAACGCTCCGAACCTGGTGTTGCCTTGCAAGCCAGTCTGGCTACGCATCAACTCCAATAGTTCAGGGTGAAAATCTTGTCTAAACAACGCCATGCAAAGTTGCCGTTCCAACGCCCGTGGTACTTCCCCGACACGTCCGTCCATGCGGCTGAAATCAGTTTCAATGATACCAATTAAGGATGTCATTGCTATTTCAGCCACTCGTTCGGCGAGTATTTTAGGGGTTTTCCCAAAAGCGTACCAGTCGAACTCTTTAATATAATCAGCGAGTGCATACATGAAAGCACTATAATCCCGCTTATCATTACCATTAATGGTACTGATATTACGTGGATCAGTTACATTTTCATAAGCTTCTCGCTTCATAAAGGATTTGACTCGTCTGTCTCCATGAGGCAGCATATCGGCTTCTTGCAAAATTCTACGTTGTTGTGGCGTATTTTGGCGGGCGTAAACCTCCTCCTCATCGACGGGTATTAAGCAGTTACGGTTATTGGCAACGAATTTGTCAATAAACTCCGTAATCACTTTAGCGACGAAGGGGGTCAAGCTCGTACTGTCTTTCACGTTAACAACCCTACTTTCAATAGCACGCTTATCGTTTTCCAGACACATGTCTGGCGCAAACGCTGCGTCTATAAGTGGATTCATGAAAGATACGACAGATGGCTTAGCATGAGGTTGAAAATCGTCAATAGATTTCACGATTTGGTACCGTTTTACATGCTGGATGGCTGTGGAAACCATATGAGGTTTCAAATTAGGTAGCTGACAGCGGTGGTACTCCCACAGTACCGTGGGTTCACCGTCTAGCTTGCTAATTTTCCTAACTTGGGCCAGGTGCAAGTCAAGTTTCTGTACGCGACTAGATATGCTCAAAGCAACATCATCAGACGCGGGAACAGTGCACTTAACATAATTGCCTGCCAGCCCAGTATGGATCATCATACCATCGGGTTCATTCGTCAAAAGTCGAGTGAACTTACCAACAACAGGGTTCAACCTACGTAACTCCTTTCCGTCAAGGACCTTGTCAGCAATCCACGATGCAATGCCCTTATATTTACACATAGGGGCCAGCAAGATGAGTTGGTGATCATTATCAACCTGACGGCGTTCCAAGGAGAAACTAGACACTTCAGTTAACATCGAAAACCACATGAACTTCCAAAATTTCCTGACCTTAACGCTATCACCATCATAGTTCCAAACTAGATGGTTATAGGTTGCACCTCCAGACACGACATACTCTATGGTACCGTCATCTTTGAAGTGGTACTTGTACTCACCATCAAGCCTGGCAACTGAAGCAGGTTGACATGTGTACAAGAACACTGGTCGGAAATTATTGGATAAGAACTTAGGCATGTCAACGTAATAATCAACGTCAACCATAGCCACACAGTCCCCTGGAGCCGGGGCGTAAGGTCGTGGTGGCACTCCCTGGTCCTTAATCCAGTGCACAGTGCGAGAATACTCTCGCCCATTGCGCACATCAGACTTAGAACCTTGGAAGAACACAACTTTCCTCCCCAACTCTCGTCCACACGTATCGATGAACAGCGATGCTGAAGAACGACTAGCTGCCGACTTACCATGGGTATGTCCAGCAGCAGGTTTTCCTTCAACAAAGGTAACATCCGTAAAGACCGTTCGAACCTGTGATGTAGAAATCTCAGGTTCGATACTATTTTCGCTCAAGCACATAGACCATTGGTCAGGTAATGACCCGTCTAAGTACGAACCTCCGGTTTGGTCCACTATAATTAAGCGAAACCAAGTCCAG